ACAAAGTAGAGTTTCAAACAACTTTAAAGAACTTAGCATTAATTACAACAGGAAGAGCAGAAGGGTTGAGCACTGCCAAAACCGGTGTAATGTCAGCTGTAAACAATATATCAAATTCTATTGATAACAACCTAACAATCAAAATGGAGATTGACGGAGAACCAATAGATGCAAAGATATTGAAAATCTCAACCGAAGTTGCTGATGGGAGACAACAATGACAAATAAAAATTTATTCGATGCTGTGGAGGATGAAGAAACGGAAATCCCATCAGCTCCAGCTGGTGGTTCAATTCAAACCGTTTTACAAGCAGCTATAAGTGAAATGAAAGATGAGTTTCCAAATGCCATACCATTGGAAATTACAAGCCTGATTAGCGGAGAGACAGTGGAATTAATTGGTTCTATCTCTGATATTCAAATGAATTGGGGTTTAAACTGGAACGAAGAACAGGTATATGGTCGAATAGATGCCATTCCGACATATTCTAATACGCAAAGAACTGTTTCTTTCACATTAAATCTATTATCACCAGAAATTGGCTCTTCAGATAGTCTGCTTCAATCAAAGGCTAATATGTTAATATTACAAAAAATAGCAAATATGTGCTATCCGGGGTATCAACAAGAGACCGGTGGATTCAATTATGCCGTTTTAAAGTCAGCTCCGTTAATACAGGTTAAAATGGGAAATATCCTTTGTAACCCCGACAGGGGTCCTCTTACAGCTTATATGAGATCTTTCAATTACACTTTACAAAACACAGGGCTTTACAAGTTATCAGGTATGGTTGAAGGAGACGAACAGCAGCAGGAAAAGATAGCATTTTATAATAGAATTTCAGTTTCTTTTGATTTTGGAATATTACATGATTTTGATGTAGGTTTTGACGGAGAAGGGAACGAATTTGAATCAGCGAAAAAGTATCCATTTGGCTTAGGAGATGAAGATGTCTAGATATAGGAATAGAAAAACAGTAACTAATAACGCAACAGAATATCAAGATAGTGATATTTTTCAAGAGAGGGGAACAAAAAGTATAGAACAATACCGAACTCCCAAATTTAAGCGTTTTACTCGAGAAGAATACAACAGTGTTAATTATGAAAGACACTATTGGACTAGTGGTGATCGTTTTTGGAAATTAGCAAACAAATACTATAAAGATGCATCACTGTGGTGGGTAATTGCAAGATGGAATTTTGCTCCAACAGAGTCTCACTTGACCGAGGGTCAAGAAATAAGAATACCAACTAATCTTCAAAAGGCTCTAAGGATTATTGGATGAGTTTATTTGACAAATATAAGGTATATAAACTAACAAATACCAGTGAGTCTAAGCTTCTTCTTTGGTCAGGTTTTTCTGAGCCTGAAGAGCCTGATGGTGGTGGCTCTTGGGTTAAAGTATCTCCCGGAGACCCATACACAGGTCTTGTGGGGCCAGACGACGTAGAGCAAGCAAACGCATTCCCATATTATTTATGGAGAATTTATCTTGAAGGTCAAGTATTCGACGCGGCTGAGGAATTGGGTCAGTCTGGTAATCATGGTTTAACATGGGAGGACAAAAGTGGCCAGCAATATGGTGGAGAGAATCCCGATTCTGTGGATTTTGAATGGCTGGCTCAAAATTATGCAACTACAATTGGAGCAAACGACAAAGCCGAAGAAGCTTCAGAAAATACAACGAATTTTTTTGGCACATATATATCAAATCAAGAATGGAGTTCTTCAATTTTGGATCAAATAACTCCATCTTTGTTATCTGCTCTAAAAAATTACCGTTCATATCACTTATCATCTGATGGTAGTTATTATGGAAAATGCACCGATGAGCAGTTAGAATGGATAGAAAAAAACATAATAAACCAAGAAGGGTACAGTGGTTTAAATTCTTTACTCAGTCAGAATTTTTTTAAAAAGAATAATTTTGAAAGATACGTATCAATCTATGGTAGGTATATACTAGATGCTGATAATGCTCCCGATGATCGCAAGTATGGTTTCATTTATGACAAAAACGATAGAACTATTGGAGAAGTAACACAAATTGAAGGAGAAACGGTTGTCCCAACAGATCAGCCAAATTTGGCGATTGACGACACGTTACTTTATGATTCGTCTTTTGGCCTTGGACTCATTAACAATTTTTTACCAGAGCAGGATCAGGACAAATTTCATATTTTTGATGTAAAATATACCAATACAGACGCGGGCTTTACAATTGACCCATCATTAACACAACAAGAAAAGGAGGACATAATTCTCTTTTTACCTCATGGTGATTTAGTTAAAGCTGAGGCCATGAGCTACTCTCTCTCTACCATGTGGATTGATAAGGAATATCAAACTTGGGATGGACAATCAATACCAATAGAATGGAAAGGAGACAAACCATTTGAAGAAGGTTCTAAAATATATGACATCGTAGGAATTCTCACAAACTCTCAAGTTCTGATAAGCGGTAAATCTACTGAGGGCAAAACAGAGAGGTTACAAGATTTAATTTCTTGGGAAGATGTTGATGATATATTTCCAAATAATAGTCTTGAAAGTGTAAAAAAACAAGATATTCGATATGACCACGGACAGCCAGATTTTTCGACTTCTGCGAGGGCTAGTGGCATCTGGGATATAGAAAATTTTATACTTGAAATGTATATGTCACTTATAAATGATCTAAACGCAATTTCTCCTAACGATACAGATGCAGATTTTACTTTTGGACAACCTTTTAGAACAGCTGCTTATTTCACTGCTGAAATTATAATAAGAGCGATAGCAAATGAGAGAGCAAACATTTTCAAAGCAGAACTATATGAAATAGTTTATAAATGGGCACAAGAGGAAGGTTTTGATGTAAACAATGCTTATAATCAAGCACTAGGAGACCTTAAAAATAACGAAATAGAAGAAACTGAAGAAGACCCACTAACTGAGGAGGAGCTAGAGTTAAGACAACAGTCTTTAGGCCAGTGCGCTTTATTGGCAAATATGCTAGAATTGTCCGAGAGGGCAATGCTAATGAGAGAGACCGATAAACAAAGTAATGCAAATTCGGTTCATAAATTTTCTTGGTGGAAAGATAGGCTATACAGTGTTAGTTCAGATGAACCATCAACCACGTTTACTAGAATGCAATCGTTACTTAGTGACGATGTTACACATTTTCTATACTCTACCCCAGCAGTACAAGCAGCATTAGTGCCTAAAATAGATATACAACAAATTTATATTTCAAAAAATGATGAAATAGTTACTGTCGATGTTCCGTTTAACACATACACAACTGAGCCAAATTCACGAAGAACAAATATTATAACCTCTCAAGATGATGGAAATATTATTGATAAATTTCAACAAGGTGGTGTTATTTTTAGAGGAGGTGCTTGTGGAATAAAATCCGTATCTTTCAATATGGACGGAGAAACACCTGCGACTGCTGAAAAATATATAAAAGTTGAGTTAAAAATGTTTTTTCAAGATTTTCACACATTTATTGAAGACAGAACAGCAGCAATAACTATTGATCCTCCTCCAGAAGAACCAATAAGCGTGACTCAATTTAAATACATGGATTTGTTAGTAAACCCAATGGATAAAAAAGAAGTTGGAGTTCCCAATAGTGATAACATGGAGTTTTTTGATCCGTCTTTTTATAGAATAAAATTGAACGTTGGTTGGAATATTTCAGATGGAGGTGCGATAAACGATGTTATTGCTAACAGTGATTTAAGCCTCAACTCTATTAAAAGTTCTTTGAGTAAGGTAAATAAATCTTTTTTACTGTGTGCTATAGATCATTCAATAAATATAACAAACGAAGGAGCTGTTGAAGTAACTATAAATTATCAAGGGTATGGAGACACACTATTAAGAAGCCATAGATTTAACGCTCTAATACCATGGGACAAGCAAAAAGAAATATCATTGTTACACGATAAGTATCAAACACAAATTAACAATGGAGAATGTACGTCGGAACAAATAGCAGAATTTAATGCTTCTATGGCAGCAATTAGATTAGCTGTTGCAAGGAAAGCACACACTAATATAATTTCAGAATTGAACAGAAACAACATGATAAGAATAGCAAAAATTGATACGTCAATTCCTGCTGGTACTCAAGCTGTAAAAGATTTTCAAGAATATGGACAATTTCGCCATGTTCCTCCGCTCTTATCTGATCATGAAGAAGGGACAGGTACGCTGTTGTTGAACAATGCAGGGTCTGATAGTATCACTTTTTTCTATTTAGGTGATTTGTTGTATGTGTTGTTAGAATGTATGTATGTCAATAATGGCTCTACTCGTGCTGTTGGAGCGGAAAATATAAAATTTATATTAACCGATTTCGCATATAATGAATGGTTGCCACAATATAATGGTGGTGGAGTTTTTAATACAACAACAGTTAATATGCCAATATCTTCTATACCTATTGAAACCGGTTATTTTTTAAATTGGTTTGTGAAGAACATATCTGGTCTGGACATTTACAATATGCCAGTGATGACATTTATCATGAAAATTGCAAACGATTTGTGTGGTTGCATGTTGTCTGAGATTTGTTTCTCTCAAGAAGAAGACAAGTCCATATTTTTTAGACAGGGAAATATATTAGCAGATACTTCAAACCGACTTCAACAAGTTACACAAAATCAATACGCAGGAGAAGTAACGATGGATAACTTGATAGCAGAAACTGTGATAACAGATGGTGATGCAGTCAATAGTAGTCTCACTGATTTCGAAATAGTTATAACAGCACTCAGTGGAGAAAATAGCCCTTTTCCGCTGGTATTAAACCCTTTGGCTCGAGGACATGAGATAATAAATTACATGGTGTTATATGTCGACACTAAACCCAAAACAGCCGCAGGAAATGGAGATGAAGTTGCTGATGCTGAACGTGGAATTGCACATTTTAATATTGGTGCAAATAAAGGAATACTAAAAACAGCTCAATGGTCCAAGACAAATGTACAATACTTAAGAGAAGCCAGAACATTCAACAATCAAGGTCTTGGTGACTATGCTCAATTGGCAACCGTTTACACTGTCAATATGAAAATGTTTGGAAATTTCTTGTTCACTCCCGGAATGATGATATATTTGAACCCTTTTGGCATTGGAGGCACAAAGTTTGGAGATCCTACGATTGCTGGTAGAGAATCTGATTCTTCTTTGGGTGCTATTAACTTTGCGCGTTTAATGGGCATTGGTGGTTATCATCAAATAACACATTTAAGAACAACAATAACTCCAACAAAATTTGAAACAGATATAAAAGCCCGTTTTATATACAGTGGAGATGAATCTGGTAACGAGGGTAATTCACTTAAAAGAAAACAAATACACAGAAAAGGCACTAATGTTGGTACTCCAACATCGGATGGTCAAGCGGAATGTGTCAATGCCATCAATGCCGTTCAAAACAAGGCTTTAACAGAGGACAGTTAACATGGCAAATTTTAAAGGAAAAAACACTTCAAGAAATTTAAAATTTTTGTTCCAACAGAGAGCAAAATATTATTCAAAAGCACTGATAAACCCAGAAACTGATGAAAGGTACAATTCAGTTGAAGATATAAACAATTTTGAAAGAGTCATGTTTGGAAGGGTCGATCCTCAAATGAACTCTATTTTTCCAAAACAAGAAAGAATTAAAGTTGGAGAACAATCGGTAGGTATTGATTTTGCAGTCGATGCAATAGAGGGTTTCATTTCGGATTATCATCAGACATTATTACAAGTTGACGGAACTATTCCAGTTGACTTTGGAGATGCGTTTTTAACGAATATTAAAATATATAGATCATACGAGAACCCCCTAGTTAAGTATCAAAAATACATATCGGCTTATATGGCGAGATTTATTTCTACGATAAAGACAAAGAACAACTCTAATAATATAACAGATTTTCACGACTTTGTCAATCATTTTTTAGAATTTTTAAAAAGAAATACTCCTGATAGTCCTTTTACAATGGTCGGCTGGCAACAATCAGGAAGGTCCAGTATTTTTTCATCAGGTTTGGCATTTTCTATCGCAGACTTAAATTGTGGTAATGACGAAGACAAAGAGCAGTTCATTATAAATTCAACAAATTTTGAGTTATTTCAAAACATTGCTTCAAATCATGGAATTAACATTTCCCTAATATGTCCGTGGATACTTTTTGTAAACCCACAATCAACGTCTTCAAATATGGCAGAATACCTTTCTAATAACAATGTTTTATCAAACGGTTCTGTTTGGAGATCTTCATACGAAAGAGTTTATAGATGGGATAAAGATATAATTAATTTAATTAATACATTAATATTATATTATAAACAATTTATAACTAACAATTCATATATTAAAGAATTATTAATTACAGGAGATAAAGTAATACAAAATGTAGAGGAAAGAAATATATCAATAACTTCTGAACAAATTAGGTCAAATTATTCTGATCTAGAATTTATGCTATTATATGCAAAAATTAGAAATATGGAAGAAAATTCAATATTTGGACCGGCTGCAATGGACAGGATTGAAAAAAAATCAACTTTTTTCTACAATAAACTTGACAAACATCAAGCACTGAGTTATATTAATGATCAGTTTAGATTTTCGTATCTGCAAAAGCCGGGTGGCTTAAATGATTTCTTAAATCGACAACACAAAGCAACGATAGCAGAAATAGACTCGGAGGAATAATGATATTTCAAGTTATTGACGACAAGAAGCAGTGTTTGGGCTACTTCTCTAATGGTAAATTGCGTTTTCGCAAGCCAGACGATACCCTTACAGCTACTTGGGACTGGTCATCCCACATTGGAGACTTAGACATTCAGTTGGCAAGAGTATATGTTGGCGGAAAGTCCATAGCAGAAGCTTGCCCCGAACATCTCAAAACGAGATGGGAAACACATGAAAGAAGAGTAAAAGCGCATATCCGTTCTTTCATTCATTCTGGCATAAGGATGGAAGACATTTGCTTTTATGACCTTGTCCCAGAGAGACATGTGGCTCATTACTATGAGACATTAAACGAAATAACCGAATGGGTTCTCGAAAATTATGAGAGACCTTCTCATTATCGCTTACTTCACAACACAACAATAATGTGTAAAGAGATTGCCCAACAAGAGGTAAGGATAAACTGGCCTCTGCTCAAAAAATACGCAAAAACTGATCAAAAAGCTTTTCATATTGCCAAGCGATATTGGGAACAAAAGGTGTTTGTTAAGTATAACCCTTATGGAACCGTTACGGGACGTTTGGGACTTGAGGAGGGGTCTTTTCCCATCCTTAACTTTAAGAAAGAAATAAGAGACGTTATCGTCCCCAAATGGGATGGTTTTGTAGAACTTGACTTCAATGGTGCCGAGTTAAGAACCCTACTACACCTCTCCGGGCACCCACAACCTACAGGAGACATTCATGATTTCAATCAAACTAACATTTTTAATAATAATATTTCTAGAGATGATGCGAAGACAAAGATCTTTGCATGGCTATACAACCCGACTTCAAAAGCAGTTGACACTGAGTACTACGACAAATCGAAAGTATTGGAGAGATATTATAATGATGGAGTTGTCACTACTCCGTTTGGAAGAACAATACCTTCAGATGATTTCCATGCACTCAACTATCTCATCCAATCAACTTCGTCGGACAATTTCCTTGATAGGGCAAACGCCATCCATAGATTCTGTCGAAACCTCAAAACAAATGTAGCGTTCCTTGTACACGATTCAATTATATTAGATGTTCACGCATCTGAACGAGACGAGATAAAAAGACTTATTGAAATATTCTCCGATACAAAACTTGGAGAGTTTAAAGTAAACGTTTCAATGGGGAAGACTCTTGGCTCAATGCAGAAAGTACAAGGGTAATTTAATAAAAAAAGGAGAAAAGACAATGGTGATTATAGGACTTGGTGAAGCAGGAAAAAACATATGCTCTAAAATGCCCAAAAACGGCAACATACGAACAATAGTTGTTGACGGGGGTAAACACCTTCCGAAGTGTTCAACACACGAAGAATACGAAGCTAGCGTCCCTAAAATGGCAAATAAGCTTAAGCTTGGCAAACAACAAGATATCTGGCTTATCACAACAGGTGCAGGAAAAGTTTCTGGTGCATCTTTAGCAATACTAGAACAACTTCGAGACCGAACGGTAAATGTGATCCATATCTCATCTGATCCTATACTTCTTTCAAAGACTCAAGTGAAACAAGAGCGAGTGGTGTTCAACGTTCTACAACAATACGCAAGGTCTGGTATGATAGACGCTTTATGGCTATTTTCAAACCCTCAAATTGAAAAGTTTGTTGGAGAAGGTTCAATCGAGAACTATTATGATAATATTGACAATGCGATTATCAACTTTATTTCAAACTATGGGTATTTCTCAAATACCGAACCATTTATGGGATCGCATTATGAGCCCAAGGAGATCTCCCGAATTCGTACCGTGAGTCTCGGAAACATAGAAAATAATCAAGAAAATTTATATTTTTTACTTGACAACATAACAGAATCATGTTATTATTATAGTGTAAGTGAAGAGGATAAAAAAAATAACAAAAACTTCTTGACAAATGTTAAGAAACATGTTATAATAGATAAAGAGAAAAACATTGAGTCATCATTTGGCTTGTGGGAAAACTCTTCCAACTTCTCTTACTTTTATTCAGTAAAATACACACATTTTATACAGGAGGTGTTTGATGAATACAAATGAATCACGATACAAAAAATATATAGATCCTAAACTGTGGTCTTATATCAAAGAAAATAGAATGGCAATGGTCGCAATCAAAGGAGCAATATCTGAACTTGAATCCTATACGTTTATCAAGTCGCAACTTGGAGAAGACTGGAGACTAACTCACAACAATGATGGAGAAGCAGATTTTACTGCAACAAACATTCATACAAACCAAAAATTTCAAATAGAAGCAAAAAGATGCGGAACTGAGATAATTGATTTTCAAAGAGCCATTAGAGAAAAAATAGAAGTTCGACTTTACGACTATGATTTTTGTGATATTCTTTGTGTCGATCATTCAGACTTTACAGGTAAATTAAATGATTATAAATTTATTCACACAAATGATTTACCTAATCATAAAGAATACGCTGACAAAATTAAACCTAGAGTTAAGATCTCAGACTTTTCATCGACACTGACAGAAGTAATGAAAAAAAATAAAAAAATAATTTGACAAACTTATCAAAGTATGTTATAATATATTCACATCAAAACGAGGTAAAAATGAGTAACAACACAACAACATCTGAAGAAACCAATCTTCGACTAACTGCATTTCATATGGCAAGAGAAATCTTAAATGAACAAGCAAGATTAATCGCAGGAACTGGTGGAACGGCATCTGCACCGACAACAGAGCAAATTCAAACAGAAGCAGAAAAAATATTAACTTTTATTAAAAATTAATTTGACAAACTTTTAAAACGTGTTATATTACAAATACATTCAAACAATAACTTTGAAAGTGTTTAAAAAAAATAAAAAAAATACTTGACAAACTTATGAAAGTATGTTATAATATAAATACATTAAAAAACAAACCTTTATTAAGGTCGCTCTTACATCGCTAAATAAAAAAAATAAAAAAATAATTTGACAAAATGTTGAAAACATGTTATAATAATAACACGATGGTTGTTCTGGGAGGTCAACCGAAACTCAACTCTCAAAAACAATTGACATTAACATAATATAAGGAGGAAATATGTCTACAACTAATACTACTATCATCAACGCTAACGTTTACACCGGAAGCTTCACAAAGAAAGATGGAACAAAAAGAACAATGCGTTTCTTAAAAGAAAATGCTGTTCCTCAACGTCTTCGTGGTTCAGGTGTTAAGCCACGCTATCTTGACTCAAAGCACGAAGTAGTCTTTGATCTTGACCAAAATGGATGGAGAGTGTTCAATCACAATACAGTTATTGACTCGCCTACATTTAGTAAGCAAGAAGTTACCATCCAAGGGTAGTAAAGACTCGCAATAAGTAGGTGGCTTCTGGTCGTACTGTCTCGATGTCGTCCACCTACTTATTGCCTTACATAACCATATAATACATAAAAAAAAGCAAAAAAAAAATTGTTGTTTGTCGAGATAACCAACGTTTGATAAAAAACTCGACCCTTTAACTTCTTATTGAGGCACAAATAGAAGCAAACCTGGTTGAGGGTGATATTTAACCCTTTGCCTTAGACACATAAGTCATTTAAATAACAAAGGAGAATAACATGGCTATTAATTTAGAAGCAATGCGAGCAAAACTTAGCGCTAGCAAGAACGGCACGAAAGCCAAAAAAGATAATACGAAGTGGCGCCCAAAAGAGGGTGATCAAACTATTCGTATCCTGCCAACGAAAGATGGCGACCCATTTAAAGAGTTTCATTTTCACTACAATGTAGGAAAAAACCCTGGAATTCTTTGCCCAAAAGCAAACCACGGAGAAGATTGTCCTATTTGTAACTTTGCATCTCAACTTTGGAGAGACGGAGTTCAAAACAACGACGATACAGCAAAACGAGAAGCAAAAAAATTGTTTGTTCGTAAGCGATACTTCTCACCTATCTTGGTTCGAGGTGAAGAACAAGAGGGAGTGCGAGTCTGGTCTTATGGCAAGATGGCATATGAAACTCTACTCGGACTTGTATTGGACCCAGACTATGGAGATATTACAGACTCTGAGGCCGGCACCGATATAGTGCTAAACTATAACGTCCCCGGTACACCCGGTTCTTTCCCAAAGACCATTCTTAAGCCACGTAGACGTCCGTCGGTATTGTGTGATGACGATGTTGCGGATTGCGAAGCTCTACTCGACTCTGTGCCTGATATTTCAGGCTTGTTTGAGCGGAAAACCTCCGATGATGTTCAGACTATTTTGGATGAATTCTTATCGAATGAGACCACCTCCGAAGGTCGTTCTTCCGAAACAGAGAAGTATGGGACAGACGCAGTCAATGACGCTTTTGATAAGTTGATGAGTTAAGAACCTTAGCCTGCCTCCGGCGTTGTAGGAGGCATTTTTATCATTAAATAAAGGAGACAAAATGATATTATTTTCAGCACTTATGTTCGCTTGTAGCGACGAAGAAGAAGAAGTTCAACCAGCCGAAGAGGTTGTTGACTCTGCTCAAGAAGAATCAGAAGGAGAAGATTCGTCAGCAGAATCTGAAGAACCAGTGGAATAACGCAGTAAAACCTCATAGTTACTTAAAAGAGGTTTAAATATGGAAGTTCTGTTAGTTTGTGGTTTATTTTATTTGGGTTTAGTTTATGCTCAATTACTTGAATGGGTGATACATAAACATCTTTTACACAAACTAGGAAAGGATAAAAAGAACAAATTTTTTGCTTATCATTTCTACGAACACCATAGGTCATCTAGAAACAACCTTTTCTACGATGAACCATCAACAAAAGAAACCCTTTCCCTTGCTTTTTTAGCAATTCTACATATACCAGTCTGGTTTGTTTCCGTGCCACTTTTCTGTGGTACTATTGCCGGTGCTTTGAGATACTATTATGTTCATCGAAAAGCACATTTGGAACCCGAATGGTGTAGAAAACATTATCCTTGGCACTATGCTCACCATATGGCAATAACACAGGAAAGAAATTGGGGAGTTACCACGGATTTGTTTGATAGAATATTTGGAACCCGATTAGTGTATGTTGGGACCGAGAAAGAAAAGAAAGATACACAAAGAAGAATCAACAGACTAAGTAAAAGGAGAAACAATGGGAGAACTGATTCAAATGAAAGCAGGAAAGATTAACATCAATGAGATGAAAAAGAAAATTAATAAGTCAATGGGCCTTGAAGCGGCTTTTGATTTAAGAGAGAAAAATCCAACACAGGTAACTGATTGGATACCAACAGGCTCTCGCTGGTTAGACTCTATTATCTGCAAAGGTAAAATGGCAGGGATACCAGTTGGAAAGATCACAGAACTTGCTGGTCAATCCTCTGTTGGTAAGTCTTATATGGCAGTGCAGATAGCGGCAAACGCTCAAAAGAAAGATATTTTTGTAGTGTATTTCGACTCAGAGTCTGCTATTGACCCCATGTTCCTTGAAGAGTCTGGCATAGACTTGGATAACAACTGGATGTATGCTCAGGCAATTACAGTTGAAAAGGTGTTAGGAACAATTGAAGATTTAATGAATGATTATCCCGAACAAAGGTTTTTATTCGTATGGGATTCAATAGCAGCCACTGCCTGTGAAAAAGATATCGAAGGCAATTTTAATCCTCAAGCTTCTATGGCTGTGAAGCCAAGAATACTTGGTAAAGGGTTTAAGAAACTAACGATACCTCTTGCAAACCAACAATGTGCTCTGTTGCTTGTAAACCAACTCAAAACAAACATTACAACCAATATAGCGGAAGCATTGACAACACCATGGTTTGCACCCGGTGGGAAGGCGATTGAGTATATGTCTTCCCTACGAATCTGGCTTACCTCCAGAAAGTCCAAAGCTTCATTCGTTTTTGACGAAAGTGGACGGAGAGTAGGTTCAGAAGTTAAGGCAAAGTTGAAGAAGTCGCGTTTTGGAACGCAAGATCGAATGTGCGGCTTTCAGATACTTTGGGGTGATGGAATAGGCGTAATGGACGAAGAGTCTTGGCTTGAAGTCATCAAACAGTCATCCTCCTATCGAGTTGGGGGAGGTTGGTGTTACCTTAAAGATCCGGAAGGAAAGGAACATAAGTTCCGACAAAAGGAATGGAAAAAGAAACTTGAAGACGACAAGTTTAGAGAAATGGTCATCAAGATGATGGACTATGAACTGATAGAACAATTTGATAGTGGAAACTCCAATATCAAATTAGAAGGTGAAGAAGAATAACAACATGTAAGTTCTCCTATGTTGGCCCCCCGATAACCATCGGGGGTTTTTTTTATCTTTTTACTTGACAAATATTTAAAACGTGTTATAATACATATACATTCGGAGGTAATATGAATAACTATAACTTAGGCTATGCTTGTATCAATATGGGTTTCTCGGAGAGACCAAAAACACAACGCATAACAACAAACCGCAGTATGATAAAGCGAACTTTCCAAGAGAAAGGTTTGCCATACGCATCAGAACTTGCACTTCAAAACTGCAAAGACCTGCTCAAGATTCTTGAGTGGAATCATCAAAACGATATCCGTTTCTTTCGGCTGTCATCCAATCTGTTTCCTTGGGCCTCAGAGTATCAACTGTCAGAACTACCTGACTTTGAGCAAATATCAGAAGCTCTCTATGAAGCAGGCTTGTATGCATCAGAGAACGGAATACGCATCACAAGTCATCCGGGACCTTTCAACAAATTGACAAGTCCAAAAGAATCTGTGATACTAAATACTATTCGTGACCTTGAGATACATGGTGAGATCTTTGATCTTATGTTTCTTGACAGATCACCTTTCGCTAAAATCAACATACATGTAGGAGCAGCTTATGATGACAAATCTATGGCCCTTGGTAACTTTTGCAAGAATTTTCAAAGGTTATCAGAAGCCGTCAAAACAAGACTAACAGTCGAGAACGATGACAAACCGTCATTGTACACAACGGAGGAACTTTATGATTCTATCTACAAAACTATTGGCATACCTGTGGTATTTGATTATCATCATCACGATCTTCACCCTGGAAACCAAACTGAAGGAGAGGCTCTTGACATGGCTTTGTCTACTTGGCCTGTGGGTATTCGCCCTGTCGTCCACTATTCTGAGTCTAGATCAGATGAACACAATGATCCAAAAATCAAACCACAAGCCCACTCAGATTCCTACGTCCGAGCAATAAACACATACGGACATGAAATGGATATCATGCTTGAGGCTAAACACAAAGAGAAAGCACTCTTTAAAATGCGACAACTAATGGAGGAAAAATGAGTTATACTTATCTTTGGGCTTTATTTGCCCTTGTATTTATTGTAATGCCTGTTATTGGATCTTGGGCGATCCATCGGGAGTGGAAATGAAAAAATTAGTAATAATTGACGGTCTTAATATGTTTTTGAGATCATATATCATAAACCCAACAATGGACCCTCAAGGGAATATGATAGGAGGAGCTGTGGGTTTTCTCAAAAGCCTGCAAAAAAGCTGTAATGACTTTGACCCTGATGAGATAATCATCGCTTGGGATGGCTCCGGAGGGTCGCAAAAAAGAAAGGATATGAACAAGGGTTATAAAGCCGGTAGGAAACCCGTAAGGTTCAATAGAAGAATGTTCGAACTCTCGGAAACCGAGCAAGAGAACAATAAAGCCTACCAACACGTTAGACTTATGGAGTATCTCAATGAAATGCCGATTATACAACTTATTATTGACTACGTGGAAGCCGATGATATTATCGCTTATCTTAATGGACACGATAAATATCGAGACTACCACAAGTATATTATCTCAAGCGATAGAGATTTCTTCCAACTCATCGGAGACAGAACAAGCCTCTATCGACCAATACAAAAAAGACTTATTAATCAAACTGACCTTCTTTCTGAACATGGTATTCATCCCAATAATTTTGCCCTTGCTAGGGCTATTGCAGGAGATAAATCAGATAACCTCGACGGAGTGCCTCGTGTTGGGCTTAAAACAGTTAAAAGTCGTTTTCCTTTTATGGCTGACGAAAAAGTTCAAACTGTTGAAACGCTTACAGAGTATTGTAAAAACTTGGACAAAAAGGTTAGCGTTCACACAAAAATTATTGAACATGCTGATCTGATCCAACATAACTATGAGATTATGCAATTGTATGATCCATTGATAGGCGGAAACGCGATAAGACAGATTGATTATGCAGTTAAAAACTTTGAACCAGAGTTCAATAAAATAGGCCTCCAGCGCCTCTTAATGAAAGATGGACAGATAACGATAAAGTTGGACAATCTTTATCGTGTGTTAAGAAAAATAATTTCTTGACAATACGGAAATACATGTTATACTTATTATTACACTCGGAGGAAATTATGGATAGAAAAGAAACATTTAGTAATATCGGAGGAAGACACTTTCAAGAGAGTCTTTGCCAAATTATGTTAGAGGATCGCCCATTTTGCGATCAAATTATGGAGGTGCTAGAGATCGACTTTTTTGAGAGTGTCGACATTAGAGCGTTTGTGCAAATATTGACAGAGTATAAAGAGAAGTATTCTCCAACGCCACATCCAAGTTATGAGATGATGGCATCTCTAATTAAGAGTAATATTAAAAACTTTGATAAAAGTACAAGCGAGAGATTGAAAAAACTTTTTATTAGTTTTAAAGACAGACAAATTGAGAACAAAGAGCACGTTATCAATACGTCTATAGACTTCTGTCGCAAACAGGCTCTAAAAAAAGCAATGATGAAATCTGTAAAACTCATTCAAAACTCTTCTTTTGATGAGATAGAAAAAGAGATACAATCAGCTTTAACGCTTGGAACCGATAACAATTTTGGTCACGATTACCAAGCCGACGCAGAGGCAAGGTTTGTAGTTAAATCGAGAAACCCTACAACAACTGGGTGGTCACAACTTGACGAAATTACAAGAGGCGGTTTTGGAACAAGAGAATTGGCCGTTGTTATTGCACCCACAGGAGCTGGTAAATCGATGGTTTTGGTTCACCAAGGGGCAACAGCCCTTCAACTTGGAAAGACCGTTGTACATTACACTCTGGAGCTTGCAGATACAGTTGTGGGCCAAAGGTATGACTCTTGTATATCTGAGGTTGGATTAAAAGATCTTATTCATTCTAAAGATATTGTCATGGAAAAAATAAAAGATGTTCCCGGTCGACTAATTATAAAAGAGTATCCGACAAAGTCGGCTTCAACAAAAAACCTTGAAAATCATGTGGAAAAACTTTTGAAGCGTGGCATCAAACCAGACGTAATTATTGTTGATTACGCGGACTTATTAAGACCCAGAAAGTCATCATCAGAAAAGAGGCATGAATTGGAAAATATCTATGAAGAACTTAGAGCTATAGCCCAAAAA